GCTAGGCCGCGGGTCGTGGTGGTGTTGCAGCGGAAAACAACATCCTGAAACAAGCATACTTAATAAGGAATTATAAAGCATAAAACAAAACGTATAGAGAAAAAAAAGGATAATTGTGATTTACAGATAGATATGAGCATTTGACTTAAAACGAATTGTATAATACCGGTTAATTTTAATACTATTTAAACAGAATAAAAAACCTATTTATAAAACGGATTTACCATTTTTTATTTAAATAGTGATTAAGTTTACTATTATTGACTTTGACGGCTTTAAATGCCGTTTTTTTATGCCCTTAAATGTAAATAGTTGTTTACATTAATTAAATAGATGTTTACAGCGTTTAAATAACCATTCTTTTGAGTTGGGGAGACAGTTGGAGGGACAGTTGGAGGGTCATTTTTATTAAAATATGCTATTTTACACCCACCTTTAAATATAAATACAAGCATAAAAAAGCCAAAAACACCCATTAACACCCCCCTTTAATTACACCCATACTAATGCACGTTAATTAATATAATATATGTGTAAATCAATGTCTTATGTATTGTTGTGGGCAAATAATAGCCTTAAATGTGCGTGTGCGTATTTATGATTATTATTATTCGTATTTTTTGTTTTTTAATTCTTGCAATTCCAAACTTTTTATTTCAATCTGCCTTGAATTTATAACACTATCACTTTTAAGAGATTTTAGATATTCTATATCTTCGATTAGAATTGAAATTTTAATACTATCCTGCATTTTAATTGGAAGTTTCTTTTCAGTAACTAATAGCATACTGTCACAAAATTCATATAAAGTGAGATTACTTATGCATTTCATAAAATATGGATCATTAGTTTGCTGATACATTTCAGAAAATTTTGCATCATCAATAGATAAGTCCAATCTTAATATTCTTGTACCGTAAATTTTATTTATCAGTGAATCATAATAGATCGCTGAATCTAAGTGTTCTTTTCTTGATTTTTCATACATGTGGTAGTCAGCAATAATTATTTCATCATTATTACAACTATAAAATATAACTACATAAAAAACTAATAAAACCTTTATTCTCATAATGTTTAGTTGAAATTTTAATTTTTAATGGGCCATATAATCTTTAACCGGTTAGTCTGTTTTCTTTCTTTGGGCGATACACCTCCAATAATTCATCTTTTAGTTCTATAATTTCTTTTAAACGCTCAATTTCATGCTTTAGGCATTCACAATTTTTGCATTTATTGCCATAAGGTACTTCCGGTTCATTAATAATTGATGTGTAATTATTATCTATAAATATTTCTCCATGTCCTGTAAAAAGCCATCTTATATTTAATTTTTCAAACTTGTTTGTAATTAATTCGATTATTTCAGTACTTGCCTTAGTCTTATTACTAATTATATTGTAAATGACATCTGCTCTTTTTAGCCCAATTTGTTTTGCAAAATCATTAGGATTGCTATCTATGGTCTCAATAAGTATTTTAATATTTTCATTTACAGAGCTTTCCACGATAATTCTAAAATATTTGTAAAATAATTACTAAATAGTTTGTATATTACTAAAATGTTAGTACATTTGTTAAAACATTCAATAAAGCAAATGTATGAATAAAGAACAAAACAAACAAATCGATATTGAGTTAGGAAAATTACCCGAATTATTAGCCGAGGGTGTTACTTTTGAAGCTATATCGATGGTGCAGAGCAATGAGCACAAGCAAGTAGCAAAAAGATATCGGAAGATGCTTTATGCGAAAATGGATGAACTACTTGGGCATGATAAACCCAAATTGGTACTTACTTATAGAAACTGGTTTTCTAATCCAGAGCAATTTGTTAATGAGGCTTTTCTCGAAAATGAACGCAAGAATCCGCACAAATGGATGAAGATTGTAAATGCCATGTATTTTGCACTTTCCGAGGTATTAATGATTGCTATTGAGGAAACTAGAGAAAATCTAGCCTTATACAAGGAAAGGGAGTCCGTTCTTTCCTATACGCTTGATATTTATTTAAAATCAAATAAAAAATTAGAATAATGTCACGCAAACGCAAAGTAAAAGACGAAAAAGTAGTTTTCACTGAATGTGAAAAATGCGGCGGATACCCTGCAATGTGGAGATGGTTTAACGGGAAGGTACTTTGCAGCGATTGTGCAACATCGGAATTTAAGAAATATTTAGCCGCTTTGGTATTATGTGCGGCTGTTGTTTTAGGATTATGTTTATAAAAACCAAAGGCATGTTCGGTAAAAATAGGAAAATAATAGCCCTACTTGAAAAGAGAGTAGAGCTACTTGAAGAGAAAGTTAAGGTTTTAGAAGTTTTTCATCATGAAAAGGTAGAAGACGCTCAAGCTCATTTATCGGTATGTGATGTTCTTTTGAAAGTTCTAAACAAACCTGATTCCTTATTTCAAGATAATACTGATCAAACTGAGCCTTTAAATCAGGATTAAGAACAATAATCTTTTTAAGAGCGGCAACAGTAAAATTAAGGTTAATCAATAACCTATTGTGCTTTAAATCATTAATAATTTTTTCATTTTCCATAGTAGATAGATTTTTGGTTAGTAACAGCCCCTAAGTTAATAAAAAACTTGTATATGCAAACATCGGAAAGCATAGGGGCGCAAGGGCAGAGAGCCTGTAGTTGGGAAGGAATAAGAGGCGGGGAAACCGCAAAGCTGTTTAACAAGTCCCTGGAATAAAAGCCAGGGACAATTCAAGAAACAAAAGGGGATATGACTTGTTATTTTGAAGAAAAATTGGCCATTGAAGCGGCTTGGTTGATAGAGCAGAGAATTTTTAGTGATAAAACATATAAGCGCTATAAGGCTTCTGGTAAAATCAAACAATTACAATTAGGGGGCAATGGTAGAAAGGCGTTAATAGAATATGAAAGCCTACCAGACCAATATAAGAAAAAGGTTGAGGTTAAAATAGGAGACCCCAGGCAAAAGAATAAATATAGCCATTTTAGGAGCTTCCTTAAACCAGATAGGGATGCTGTAAGCTTTTTTGGGAACTACAAATTACAGGATGGACGATTTTTGCCAACCGAAACAGCTAAAGAATACTGCACAAATGCAATGTTTCTGCAAGCTTTACACGATACGTACAACAGTATAATATCATTCAGGCGCACAAGTGGTGGAAGTAAACAGGGAGTTTGGCTTACACTTACCGAAATAGTAGCCGATTTAAAAGAAGAATTCAAACATACACTTCCGGGAAATGAGTTGAGGTTAAGGGACAGATTGAATAGGTACATGACAGAAGGATATACCTCACTCATTCACCGGAATTTTGGAAATGATAATAGTAGAAAGGTTAATGAACATCTTGAAAGCCTAATACTTTCTATTTATGTGATGAACAATAAGCCTTATGCCAACATGGTGCAATCAATTTACCTTGAGTTTTTGGCAGGTAAGTTTGATATAGTGGACATAAGCACGGGTGAAGTATTTAATAAGTTTGATTTTTATAATGATAAAGACCAACCTATAACAATAAGCGAGGCCACAGTTTGGAATTACATTAATGACCCCAAAAACAGGGCTATTGTTGACAGTGTAAGAAACGATGCACATTCATACAATAATATGCACCGCCCACATATGCACAGGAACAAACCTGAATTCTCATTAAGTAAAATAACACTTGATGACCGTGATTTACCTAGAAAAATGTATGATGGCAAGCGTGTGAAGTGTTATTATGCTTATGATGTTGCTAGTGGTGCATTGATTGGCACAGCTTATTCAAAGAATAAAGACAGAGATCTATTTTTAGATTGTTTAAGAAATATGTTCAGGTTCCTTGATAGGAACGAATTAGGATTTCCCCTTGAAGTTGAAGTGGAACATCACCTGGTTAACCAGTTTAAGGGTGACCTTATGCAAGCCGGGATGATGTTCCCTTTTGTTCGGTTCTGTAATCCTGGAAACTCTCAGGAAAAACATGCAGAGCATTTTATCAGAGCAAAAAAATTGGGAGTTGAGAAACGGAATCATGAAGGTATAGGCCGTTTTTACTCGAAACTTGAAGCAAACAGACCAAAATTACAAAAAGAATGGGATGAGGATGGAGTGCAAATAGTTGAGAAAAGATATGATTATGAACAGTTGGTAGCTGATGATTTAAAGGACATAGATATTTATAATAATGCCCCGCACCCAAACCAGAAGAAATATCCCAACATGAGCAGACTTGATGTGCTTAAATTACACATGAACAAAGCTGCAACTCCATTTAATAAGGCAATGGTAGCCCGTTACGTTGGTGAAATGACAGAAACCAGCATCATGCGTAATCAATATTTGTTTGTAAAACAAGGAAAATACATACTTCCTTCAGCTGATGTTCTTGGAATGCTTAAACCAAATAACTACACAGTAAGAGCCTATTATCTGACAGAACAGGATGGAACTATTAAGGAGATATTTGTTTATCAAAATGATGAATTCTTATGCAGGTGCGAACAAATGGGCACATTTAATACTGCTCAGGCTGAGCAAACCGAACAGGATAAAATAAACTACACTGAGCAAAGCAAGTATGTAAGCCACTTTGACAAGATGATTAAAGACGGCCGCAAAAACAAGACTTCTAAGCTTAGAATAATTGAGAATACCGAAATAGATACCGAAGTTGAAATTCATGTATCAAAAGCAATTAAAACTAGTATCGGACTTGATGAATTTCAGGAAAGTGAATCAACCATGAATTGGGAAGAGAAGGCTTTAAACAGTATGTAAACAATATTAAAACACCACAATATGAACTCAGAAGTAAAACAAAAGATTGTTGCCGAAATACACCTTAGAAAAGGCAATTATAGAAGTCAGGGCGCAATGGCCAGGGCTTTAGGAATAAGCCCGGCTCAAATGAGTAGGACTTTAAAAGGTGAATATGAAAATGTACTATCCGATGGCAATTATATAAGCATTGCCCGTAAATTAGGAATAGAATTAAGACAAAAAGAGGCCTGGATAACTGCAAAAACACCCGTATTCAGGTTTATATGGACACAACTTGAAGCATGCCAGGAACAGGGATTGTCGCAATTACTTTGTGATATCGCCGACATTGGTAAAACGCACACAGCAAAAGAGTATGTTAAAGAGCATAAGAATGCAGTCTACATTGATTGCTCACAAGTTAAATCAAAACAGCGACTCATACGTAAAATAGCTCAGGAATTTGGTTTAGTAACAGCGGGTAAGTATATCGAGGTTTATGAAGACTTGGTGTTTTATCTTAAAAGCCTCGATAGCCCGCTTATTATACTTGATGAAGCCGGGGACTTAGATTATACTGCTTTCCTTGAATTAAAAGCCTTATGGAACGCAACCGAGCACAGTGTAGGTTGGTACATGATGGGAGCTGACGGACTGAAGGCTAAAATAGATCGGAATTTGAATTGTAAAAAGGTAGGATATACAGAGCTATTCAGCAGGTTTGGTGGTAGGTATCAAAAAATAAGCCCTGAAGGTTCGGATGCACGTGATGAATTCAACCGTGAGCAGGTTGCACTTATAGCTAAAGCAAACGGCATTTCAAACGATAAGTTACAAAAGGTATATGCAAGTAGTGGAGGTTCACTAAGGAGAATCTACATTGAAGTACAAAAAATGAAAAGATTAGCGGCATAATTATGAGATTATTGAACATGCGTAACTTATACGATAAGAAATTCAAAAGTCTTCAATTTGAAGGTCAATGGCTTCGTACAATTGGTAATCCTGAATTAACTGGTAGTTGGATAATATATGCTGACACATCAAATGGTAAAACAACATTTTGTGCAATGCTTGTAAAGTATTTGTCAAGCTTCGGAGATGCGCTTTATAATTCACTTGAAGAGGGTGTATGCGATGCGCTGAAGAAAGCTTTTAAAAGAGCTGGAGTTGAGGAAATAAATAGGATATTTTTTCCCGAAATTGGCTTGGAAACAAATGATTTAATTGAAGTATTAAAGAATAGGCCTAGAATTAAGTTTGTTATTACTGATAGTGTTCAATTCTCTGATCTAGATAAAAACAGTTACAAATTACTTCTTAAAACATTTCCTAATAAGATTTTTATTTTCATTAGTCACGTAAAATATAATAAGCCCGATGGTGCATTAGCTGTTAAGATATGGAAAGATGCACATGTTAAGATGCACATTATGGGATTTGCCGCATTTATCAAAAGTAGATTTAATGATATGGATACCGACCCAATCGTTATATGGGATGAGGGTTATCGTAAATTCTTACACAAGAACAATAAAAATGAAAAGAACACTGCAAACGAATAAAAAGCTTTACGCTCTAATAGGGCAGTTGGGTATTGATAATGATACCAAGATTGACATGGTACTGTCAATGTCGAATGGTCGAACTGAACACAGCTCGGAGCTTTCGGAAAATGAAGCTCAAAGGCTTATTGATATACTTGAAAGCAATATAGGCAAGAAGCAAAGAAAGCTTTCAGAGCTAAGCCAACAATTAAGGCGCAATGTGTTTAAGCTGATGTATGATATCGGCCTTATAAATTCAAATATGGAAGCGGATGAAAAGCTTGAATACATTAATAACTGGATAAATGGTAAGCTTAATCTTAACAAGGATTTGAACGCACTCACCTTTGATGAGTTAACCTCTCTTATTAAGCAATTGCAGGCCGTAAGGCGCAATTACGTACAGAAACAAGAAAAAAGTGTAATGTATAATTGAAATGAAAATGGACAAATCAAAAATAAAACAGGTTAGGTACAGCCGAGAAAAGAAATCTCTTTTTATAGAGTTTATTGACGGCTCAAAATATGGAGAAACCGGGCAAACTGCGCTATCAACATTGAAGCAACTCAATGATAATGGAATAGAGGCTATTGATATAGATGCTAAAAAATTACAAAATGCCAAAGTTTAAGGAAATTCCATTTATAAGAAGATTTTGGAGCGACCTGGATAAAGCTAAGGAAGCTGCTAAAAAACTTTATTTAATTGGAGATGACTATGAGGATGTACTTATCCTTACTACAAGTTATGGCCTTTTTGGAACAATCAGGAATGAATATTCCTTAAGGCTCGAAAGTGAAGGCCAAAGGCCAGATTCTGGGGCAATAGTAGCCCGTATAAATTATGATGATATTAAAAAATAGTTAATAATCCCCTTTGTTAACAGCCCCTGAAGCGTAATAGCGGACGGGGCAAATTTAAAAAGCTATGGCAGATAAATTTAACATAAACGTAAACATTGATAAAGTAACCGCCGGGCATATATTGGGCGGATTAGCTCAGTCATGGAGACAAATGCCAGCCAGCGCACCTGCAAGTGTTGCATCAAATATTAAATTTTTGGCTGTAGAAATACTTAATCAACTGGAAAATCAAGGAGTTGGTGTAACATCGCAACGCTCTGGATTTAGGAGCTATGTAAACTTATTTAGTTACGAAAATTATAAAAAACTATTAAAACTAGACTAAATGGACAAACAATCACAATTAAAGGTTGTATGCGAAGGATTTATGATAATTCGGAGTGATGACCATCCGCAACCACGGATAAAGTACATTGATTGCAAACAAAGAGAATGGGCCACTTATGCCAAATTTGATACTAAAGCCCAAAGAGATAGAGCATTTAAAAAACTACTAGAATTAAATCACGTAATATCAGATTAATATGAAACAAAAAGGTAAAGATTGGACAGATTCAAGCGGCAAGGCAATTCCTACATATGCCATCAATCCTGTTCTAAAAGTAGAGGAGAAACATTGCCATAAAATTGCTCAACTGGCATTAAAGGTAGAAAACAGCCTAAAAGAGTTGATTAAAGCCACTGGAATTGCATATGTTGAGATTTATGAAGCTAAAGTTAAGGACGCTTCTATAAAAGGGAATAAAGGCCCAACTGAAGGCATGACTATTAACAACTTTGATAATACAATTGAAGTGAAGTTCACAAAGCCTGATACGATGTATTTTGATAATACATATACAGAGCTTGTGAAACAAAAATTTGATGAGTATTTCGCTTCATTGAATGCTGGTAATGATACAGCGGCTTTTCTTCGAGATATAGTGAATGAATTGATGTTTACATCGGGCGGGAAGCTTGAAAATGGCAAAGTACTTCAACTAAGAAAATACAGGGATAGAATTGGGGGCAATGCAAAATTAAGAGAAAAGGGAACTCCATTTATTGAAGCTGTTGACTTATTCGATAAGGCCATTAAGAATAAGCCAGGTAATACGGGTATTTATGTTTCTGTGGCAGATAGCCCAGGCGAAAAGAAAAGGCGTGTTGCACTTAAATACACCGATATATGATAGCAATTGGTTGGTTTTTTCTTGTATTTGGAGGTATCGTAAACATATTTACAAGGAATAGGGAAAGAAGGGCAATGTCCTTTATTATAATGATTCTCTCTCTTGGATTTTTACTCATGTTTTATGCTGTGGATTAAAATTATAAGTTATGAATGAAATTATTTGTCCGTATTGCGGTGAAGAATTTGAGTGGCACGGCTTAGGTATTGCACAGCCAAAAAACAATCCGAATATGAAACGATGTCACAATTGCAATGTAACATTTGCAATTATAATTGAAGTTAAAACATTAACTACTGAGGATTTACAATGGACACAGGAATAAAAAGCAATAGGTTTGATTATCTTGATGATATCAGCCCAATAAAGGAAGCCGCTATTAAATTTGACATATTTATTAGAGATGGGGGCATCGGGGCTTCCTTATTTTTCCTGCTTATAATGCTTATAATTGTAAATGCTCATTCGCTGCATTTCTTGTTTGGAGATGGCGTTTTAAACTGGATATTTTCAATATTTAGCGCCATAGGTTTTAGCTTTGCTACCATATCGGTTTTAAGAAAGCCCGTATCTCCCTGGATGAAATACACCTACCCTCTTTTTGATGGGGCATTGGTTTTCCTCGGTTTCAATATCCTTGACGGGATGCCTGTTAAACCTATCATGATTATACTTTATGCCGCCTTTACAATTGCAATCTTAATGGGCCTGGGTTTTATAAACTTCTTTGAGAATAGTAAGCTTGATGCTGAAAAGGATTTACGAAGTGAACTTGAATCACTCCGAACCACATTAAAGAGACTCGAAACCAGTTTGGAATCAGAGCGAACCAGATTGGCATCAGTTAAGACCACTTTGAGTGATACCATTGCAGAAATGGAGACCTATAAGAAGGTTTATTATACGACTGAAAAGAGTAGGATATTAAAAAAGAAACCTGAAAATCGCACTAAATCTGAAATTGAAATTCTTAAGAAAATTGAAATTGGAAATTAATAATATAATCATTAAGTTTGTAATGCGAAATCAATTTATCACTGATGTTTATTACAAACAAGCTAAGAGCCTTTATGATAAAGGCACACGAGAGTTTAAGAAACTCATCTCTTGCCCTTCACTTTGTGATAGGTTGGTTTCGCAGCGTGTGCCCCTTTTTATCCACAATCAAAATTTCTTTAATATGCGAAACCAAAAAAGAGAAAAGAATGGGTCTGATTTCCCCGTTAATGAAATCAAAAATCTACATGCCGATAACAGGCAGAGTTTAATCAACAATCTTTATAATAGGTCAATTAATCGATTGATTGATGACTTTATTATAGAAATGGACGCTAAAAATCAGGCTTACTATTTTATCCTTTCAAAAGGATATTTTAATGACTTCAGAACTTATTGTTTAAATTCAAACAAGGAATCATGATTGAAAAAGAATCAGAGGTTTTAAAAGACCCATTTGAAAAAATGCTAGATATCATTATAGATATCGAAAATATTGAACACAGAAGGAAACTACTTTCTTGCTTAATGGAAATAAAAGAGCATGGAATAAGAACTTATCTTCAGAAAGAAGATTTTACAAATTCTTACTTAAGATGGGAAGCCTCAAGAATTCGTAAAAAGAAATCCCATAACAGGACTAATTCTGAACTTGAAATTCTAAGCCAGGCAGAAAGCCTTGGATTATGATCTCCCACATTTTTAACTATGCCCCGGAAACGGGGCTTTAACAAAGCAAAAATGAAAAATCCCCTACACAAACAAATGATAGATTTATTTCACTCCTGGTACGAAAAGGAGAAAGGAATAAAATTTATTTGGGATGCTAAGCAAACAAGACAAATTGACTTGATTTATGATAAACTTTATCATTTATGCAAATTCAACGAAATTTTACAGGATGATGCGAATATATCTCACCTGTTTGAAAAGATGCTAAGCAACCTAAAAGAAGCTGATAAGTGGATATATGAGAATGTTTCTCCTGCCCTGATTTCATCAAAGTTTAATGAACTGGTTGCAAAGATTCGCTCAATGCGCACCGGAAAGGGTAACTACCAGGATTTAAAAGTAGATCTGATTTCTAAAATGTTTAAAAGTTAGGATATGAGCGATATAGTTAAAAGACAGAGCACAGAGCTTGTAAAGTACAACAAAGAGCAATTTCTTAAAGAATTTGCGCCACGGACTTGTATGGTTCAGCTTCGCAATATAACTACTCTTGAAATGGCAGTTAAAAGCGATTTAAACCAGCTGGCAACACTGGTTAAACAATTCGATAGGGATTTTGTTATTAGCTACCTTCAGCTTTGGATTATCGACCTTAATGAATTCCTAAACCTGACAAACCGCATGACTGCCGAGCAAATTAAAGATACAGCAGAGCTAATTTACCAGGACAATTTTAATCTGAATATAGCTGATGTAAACCTGGTATTTACCAATGCTAAAAAGGGAGTTTATGGCCAATTATATGGCAGTATCGACGGCAGTAAATTATTAAGATGGTTTGCTGAATATAGAAATTATAGGGCTGAGTATTATTTTGACAATAGTTTTCGGGAACATGACATCATTAAAAAGCACGGATATTTAAAGGGTATTGAACTATTAAAAAAGCAGGATAATAAAGATGAAAATATTAGTAAAATCGACTGATGAGATATTTGAGGTTGTGGAAATGACACTCGAGGAACGGGAAGCGCATTTTAATAACTGCATAATTGAAAGTGGCTTACCAAAATTAGCATATATAGTTAATAAGGCCTATTCATGTATTGGTATAAATATGGTTTTCTCCGAGCTTGATAAATTGAAAGATTGGTTTCCTGTTCCTGAACAGGGTAAATTATTTTAATATGGAAAATTCAACATGCAGAAATTGTGTTCATTACTACTCATTCGATATATGTTTTGAAGTTAATGAAAAGCCAAGCGAACATGGATTTTGCTCAATTAATTGCCCTATTGAAAAAATTGTAAATGAGTCTGATACTTGTGAAAATTTTGAAGCAGATGGAACTAACTGAAAAACAAAAGAAGTGGATTATTAAACACTTCAGAAATACAAAGAATGATGAAATAATGTTAAAGATGGGTATTACACATTCATCATTGCATAGGTTTGCAAGGGCTAATGGATTGAAAAAGACTAAACAATTCCAACGCAAATGCCAGGCTACAGCAAACGAGGCGGCAAGAGCTGTTAATAAAAGAAACAACTGGCCTCCCAAAGGTTATGTAATCCCCAAAAGTGAGGAGTTTCGATTTCAAAAGGGAATAACCCCAAAGCAAAGATTAGGAGAAAAAAGGAATGCCGAGCGCATTATAAAATCAGCAAATTCACGCAGAAAAACAGTTGAGGCCGAAAAGCGCCGGGTAATGTTTGGCCTTGAGCAAAAGACAAAATTAAAGGTAATTAATGGCGGGCACAATAAATCATCTTACAGGCATATCCTTAGAAAAAGAGGGTATATAGTACAAAGGGGTGCAAGGGATGTATTTTATAACGAAAATACAAACAGGAGCGCAATAGTTGAGCGTACAGCTTTTGAAAAATACAGGTTTCACATAAAATCAATTTGTGCATAATGCCAATCCTAAAAGAAAATAGAAAGCTTTATCCTAAGAACTGGAAAGAAATTTCAGAAGATATTCGGTTTAACAGGGCTAAAAACAAATGTGAAGTTTGTGGGGTTGATAACTACTCAAATGGATATTGGATAGAAGATGAATTTATTCTTGCTGGCTTTATTATTGAATGTTTGGATAAAACTGGGCGCACTCCAATTGATAGCCTACCAGCCGACCAAAAGCCTATAAGAATAGTACTTACCGTTGCACATTTAGACCATAATCCTCAAAATTGTGATTATTCTAATTTAAAAGCAATGTGCCAAAGATGTCACAATAGGTATGACGCTCCACACAGAAAAAATACTCGAAAATATAAAAACCAAATATCAATCGAATGGCCTTCAATAAAGTAAATCAAATGAAACGTATCTGGGTTATCCAGGAGTATTACAAAGAAAGGAATAAAGAAGGAGTTCCATCTTTAAGGATAATCCAGGACATAAATCTTATTTATTCGATTTCGAGTTCCAGCTTTTATAACTGGTTGGGCGTGAATGCCAGAAAGGCACTAAAGGAGGCTAATATTGAACAAAGTGAATTAGATGATATGCTAAGACGCTTTAAGGAAGCAATTAAATCTTAATTTAAATTAAATAATATGTTTATAAGAAATGAAGCTATTGGAATAGATTCCGATAAAGTAGCTGCCTGTAATAATTTGGATGAGCTTAAGGAATGGGAGTTTAAAGTTTATGAAACCATTGAGAGCGTAAAACTACAAATTGCCAATGCAAAGGATAATGATGTGATGTATGATGCCAAATTGGTTAAGCCCCTGGGCCTGCAAAAGAAAATAAGCTTTCTTAAATTGCAGGAAGTTCTTAAAAAGCAAATAGCCTACAGGATTAGCACATTAAACAAGGCCATTGCACCCATCAGGCTGCAAAGAGAGCGAGACTTTTGGAAATCGAAAATAAAATATTTTCTGCCTACCAGGTTTGAAGGAATGTGCGAGGAACTTGAGGATTTAATGACTAATACTGCCAACCATGCCTAGGAATATGAGTTTTTCGATAACTACCGAACAGGTAAGGAACAGAACTAAAACAGTTACCCGCCGAAATGGTTGGTGGAATCTGAAAGTAGGTGATATCCTTAACGCCGTTGAGAAAGGAATGGGACTTAAGAAGGGCGAGCGTGTTAAGGTTATTTGTCAAATTAGGGTTAAATCGGCAAAGGCTGAACAGCTTTCTTACATAAATGGTAATGAGATTATAAAGGAAGGCTTTCCTGAAATGACAAAAGCAGAATTTGTTGAGATGTTTATTAAATCGCATAAGGGAGTTGAACACTCATCATACATTAACAGGATAGAATTTGAATACTTATAAACTATTGTAGATATACATTACAAGCTTTACGGCTGCAATTATTGCCAATAAGAGCAGCCCTAAAATTAAATCTCTTTTAAAACGATTTTTCATACTCAAATATAATACTAAAAGAAATGAGAACAATAAGCACAATTACAATTATTTTGTGGTGTGCAATTACAAATGCACAAATAGAAAGCCACGGTAAAATTGAACTTGGTTATAAAAACGGTGTTAATGGGCTGTTTTATGAGAAAACAAAGTCCTTTATGTTTGAATATCCTGCCAATACATTTTATGCCGATTTAAGCCTTGAATTCAAGTGGAAATTTATAAAGTTTAACCAGGACCTTAAAAACAATTTTAACTACGAAAATGGCCGCACTTTTAGCCCAATTGATATAGAATTTATAAGTTGCGTGAGCTTTAATTATAAGAAATTTTCAATTGGGTATTTGCACTCATGTTTACACCCGGTTATTTCAAGTGAATCTGATTTAAATAAAATATACAGAAGGGGTAGTGAGGATAGGATTTTTGTTAAAATTGAATGGTAGTCTTTTTTTAATCAAAAAAAAGTCGTAATATTGTAATGCTAAGTTTTTCATAAGAGGCGGATAACCGCCCGACATTACGTTTAGGGCTTTTTTTATGTCCTAATTATAATATGGGTTATTCCGCACCGTGCCAGAAGTTAAGAGCCTGGCAAGCCTCTTGTGAGACTTAGCAACGGGTAAAGTGGGATAGCCCTTTTTTAATATCCCACAAGCTAAAATCGCAAGAATATGAAAGAAAAAAAAGAAGAAAAGTCTATGGACTTAAAAGTTACAGATGATTTGACTGTAACAATCCTACCTAATTCAGATCATGAGTTTTTAATGAGTACTTTGCTAATAAAAATGCCCCTTTCTTCAGCTTGTACTTTAGTGGTAACTTCGGTTTCACTAATCCCTAAATTATGTGCAACCAACATGGTCAACAATTTATTGTTTTGTTCAAGCAGCCTTACACGGGTATCTATTCTATAATACCACAACATGAGATTACGTACTATAAAGAAAACAATAATAGCGATAATTACAGTAATAATGATTTGTTCCATAGTTTTAAATTTAAGTTAAACATTAATGAAACGTAAATTTAGCATAAATTATTAATCCTGTACAATATCCGCTTCAGGTTTTTCATCTAAAGTTTCGTATTCGGTCATGTTATTGGAATCGTAATACTCACACTCAAATGCAATTTCGTAAACTTTAGGATCGGGTTTTGCGCTTTTGTTATAGCTTACCCGCATTAGTTCTGAACGGTTTTCGCCATCAAGGCCATGCAGATACTTTACTACTTTTCTTATGATATCGAAATGAGCAAAGGCTTCTGGCTGGCTTGTAATGGGTACAGCGGCGTTAAATTTCTCCCATATCTTAAACGCCAGCTTTACTATTATGGTTACATCAGCCATTTGCCCGCCATCACCAACATTACTATATTTTGCCCTGGGGAATTCTACTAATAGGCATGGATAATCAATAGGCGGAGCTTCAAAGGCATCAAGCTGGCCTTCGTCAAGGTCTATCCATTTTATTTCGGGCACATTGGTTAAAATGGCCTCTTTTATTTCATTGAAAATACTTTCCATTATTTTATAATTTTTGTTAAATGTTCACTTAATTTCTTTTCAAGTATGTCGGTTAATTCAGTGGTTATTCCAATAAATTGGCGCTGTGGCATGTTTATTTTAAGGCTTTCTTTTTGAGTTAAAGCAATACCCTTCCATTTGCTGTCTTTACTTTTGGTTTGTTTGGTTTCTTCATAATGTTTTGCCCAGGCAAATTTTCTCATTTTATCGGTTATGGGCACAGTAATAGTTCCACCTTCGTTATGTATCCTGGCATATACTTTATCGGTACTTATAATTGCTTTGCCGGGCTGGGTTGTAAAGGTTATAGATTTCATTAATTCATCAGTTGCCGAAAGTAAAGGGCCATATTTTTGACTTGCATTTCCATTTTCGTTATACCTTTGTGGCGCTTTCCAGGCTTTGCCGTCAAAACTTCCTTTCCTAAAATTATCTTTGAAATAATCAACAGCATTTTTACCCACAATAATTGGGGCATCATTAATAACAAAATTATCGATTTCGCTTTTAAGCTTTTTTAACTTGTTTATGAACTCATTAGGTTTCATTATTGTTTAAATTATTTTGCAATTTCATTTAAATGCCTTACATTTGTTATGCGATTCTACGGATTCGTGAAAGCAAGCCTCGCTCAGCAATGAGTGGGGTTTTGTAGTTAAAATACCCTACGTAACTTATTATTATCCTCAAAAACCCATATTTCGGTTATCTTAATCTTGTGCTTAATCATGTCTAATGCTATTCTTTTTATATAATCATCTTTTGCATATCCATTTCTAATATCAATAATAACTTTATCTGATTGTTTAAGACCTTTCTTCAGCATATTACTTACTTTTCTTTTATTCCAATCTCCAACAAAGCTTTCAAATTCATAGAATGATTTATTGATTTTAAGGTCTGGGCATTTTCTTTCATAAGCTCCTTTATACAATTCTTTATATACAGGATCGTCAAAATAAAGTCTCGGTAATATTTCAACATTATTGCCGTTTTTGGCAAATGAATTGGCAATAGAAAGCAATGGCTTGTAATCATTACCATTTTTATCAACCAGGTTGCTTTCAAACACAGCCCCGTTTTTATACTTCTTTACCAATACTTGCTTGTAGGCAACTTCATTGGCCTTTTTTTCTGCCAGTTTATCTAATTTTTGTGGCGATAAATAGCCATCTGTCCTATAAGGATGCGTTTTTGTAAATATCTGGCCTGTAATGCCAGGATTTTCATCAATACCGTCTGAAGGCTTGTAGGTTGATTTTGGCGTTTCTTTGTGAGCCTCCTCATCTGTATTGGTTATGTCGCATTTGCAATTCCATAAGTTACCTGGATAGTGTTCTTTCCAAAATGGGTCTCGAAGTGGTTTAACCAGGTTGTAAAAAGGCAGATGGCCTTCACGTTTATCAATACTTGTGGAAGGTAACCATTTAAGATTTGGGTAAAGTCTTTCCTGTTCCTCGAACTTTTTAAAGTTGCCCGCTTGCCTGGCTCTTATAACCGCTGTATTGTATTCGGTTTTTAACCAATCCTGGTTGTATTTACCTATGATTTTGTTTGCATCAGTTTTGAAGGCGGCAAATGATTTGAGGTTTCCATTTTCATCAATAAGATTAGCCGCTAAATCGTTTTGTTGCCTGTGGGTTTTGAATGCAGAAAATACGGCATTATTATATTTAAGTTCATGAATAAATTCAGGGTTTGGCTTATTGAACTGAACCTTTGCAAATTCATTATCAACAGCTAAATTTATTTGCTTATAGGTAATATTAAAAAGGTTAGGCTCTATTTCATTCTTAACATTTACTTTTTTGTTGTAAATGTTAATAAGGGCTTTCTCTATAAGGTTATCGCCAATGGGTAAGAGTTCACTATCATCATTGTTAGCTAAACAAACCGGGCAATTGCACTGATAGGTTTCATCTACCAGAACGGAGAAACTTTTTTTTTTTTGAAAAATAGTCTCTGAAATAAACTTGTGGGTTTTTCGATGCTTAATTTTTCATCTGTTTTTTGAGTAGTTTCTTTTGCCTTTGTTGTAGTTGCTGTGCCCTTTGGCTTTGGAATTCCATAGGTTTCATAAAAGTAATCTGGGTCAACAGGAACTATGTTTGCAACCTGGGTATCTATCAAAATTCTTTTGTCCAGGGATATTTCATCCATGTAAACAAATGCAAATTTGCCGTCAACCTTATAGCCTAACCGCTGTAAAATAGGAATAAGCTTTTCATTAAGGGTTTTGATAACAAATTCCCTATCAGCTGTATGTATACTTTCCTCAACTTGCCCGTGTGTTTTTGCAGCTGCAAATGAACCTTCCTGAACAGTTGTAGTTAAGTTTTGTCCTAAGATTAGAATTGAAATAGCCTCATTCATTGCCTCACGCAATGACTTGAAATTTTCGTTTGATGTTCCAGTATTGCCAGGTTTTAAATCTATGTTGGCATCTTCCGGAGCAACAATATAAGCATCAAAACCAGCCTTTGCAAAGGCTTCTGTTAATAGTTCCCTTGTCCCGTCATTGGTATATCGACCAATTGGGTATGGCTTCCCAAAAACTTCGTTAAAATCTGCCCAATCTACAATATTATTTCGCTTGTAAATAACCAGTGCGCATGCTCTTAATAGAATGCCTAAGCCATTACCACCTGCGAATAAAGCAAATGGATGTTGAAGGTAATCTATACCTGCTGAGTCGGTAGAATTAACAACAACCTGTCCTATTTCCGGTTTTACGTGCCTTCGGTCTATTGAGTAGGTTTGATTTTGATAGCCCTCAATATTTGACCAATCAAGTTCTATAAGTGAAAAGCCCCAAAACTTTGACTGAAGTATTTCTTTTAGGATTTCCTCGAAATAGGTAGTTTGAATAAGGGTATTGATTTCGTCGACTTCCTTATTATTCTTATCGAAAAATTTTAATTCGAGATTGGTAACCGCATTAATTCTTTTGTCAATTACGCTCCATAAATGGTCATCAAGCAGGCAATCGTCATACACTTCATATAACTGCTTCCTGTTTTTACTCATACCCTCGGCGGTTTTATGAGCACTGCGCCATTTCTGTATATCTAATGATTCCCTGTTAACAGGTTTGACATTAACCTGGTTAACAATTATATTTTGTTTTTGTTGTTTCTTAGCCATCTTAGAAATTGTTATTTCGTTTAATATGTTCGCCTACAGCGCCTCTTTTGTTTACGGAATCGGTTACTATAATTACTGGCAAATCCGTATCTATTTCACCTTTTGAAACTCCCTTTAACCAGTCAATTGCCCTTTTGTATCTTGCCCGCCTGTCCTCAGTATTTTGTCCAGGAGGTGCGGTTGAAATAATAATGTAAATGGCTATATCTATTGCAAAGTTTACAAGCAAAGTATTGCGACTTGTGCCCGTTTGCGAAAATATTGAGTCTACGTTATAGAACTTTGATAAATAGCCTTTCATTTCTGCTATGGCAGCATCAATTGCAAATGGAGCAATAGTATCATCTCCCCTGGTTATTTGTGTGATCTCCTCTGCCCTTATTTCCCTTTGTAAATCAGTATCGTTTATAAATGCCATAATTACCAGCGTTTAGATTTTTTGTTATGCAAAGGCTTTGAATCAATTGGCCTTAGCTTTCTTAATTTATTTTCAATAATCCATATTCCGCCCTCAACAGCATCAGGACCATCGCTAACATGCTGCTCTGAAAAACAAAGAAATTGTTCTGCAAGTCTTTTCGTGTGAGGGTTATCTTTCTCTTTTTCGTTAAAAATCAAATTCCCATCCCGGTTTATTGGTTCCAGGTTCCCTTCAATCCTGGCAAATTTTTCAGGTTTTTGCCGATCATCGGAAAAAGGATTTATAGTAATGCCAGTTTCAAGACTTTGTTTTTCAAATTCAGGTTTTATCACCTGGCTATAATAAGGGTCTTGAAGGCTGTTATTTTCAATATAATTGTACAGCTGAACATTTTCCTTTTTATCCTTATCTAAATCCCAAAACCATTTTACAAATGCTGCATTTGTTTCTTTATCCAACCTGCAATTGATGATATAGAACTTATTGGCTAATTTGCCAATTAGTGCCACGCATTTTTGCGAATTCTTTTTTGCTGTCCGATTTGAATAAGAAGGATCTCCATATTTAACCAGGAAAGAAAATTTAGATAGATCCGGAACTTTGCCCCAGGTTATTTCTTTGAATGTTGTTCCTTCAGAAATTGGATTATTAAAGAACTCTTTTTGTGATGAGCGATAAGATACCTTGCTTATCATCCAGTCAATAGCAGCCTCAGTATTTTTTGAGGGCCATGTAGACACCCCGTTTTTATCCCTTATATTAACAATATCAACATGATCGGGATTTCAGTAGGTGCTTGTATGAAGAGACTCAATCAATGATAGGTAAGGTACAAGTTTTTTAACCCTATAAGAGACGGGCTTTTTGACACCCTGAAGTGCCGGGGGC